TAATGGGCTTTGACGAAGTTGACATGATTAAAAAATCAAAAGGAAAAATGCTAAACGACCTTGTGACACAACAGATGAAAAGATTTGTTGTCTCCTTTAATGGTTACGAAGACCAAAAAACAATTGATTATGTAGTCGATAACATGGTAGCTACAGATTCTAAGTATTTAAGAGAATGTTTTTTATTAATATCTCCCGATGTAAAGGTAAAAAATAACTTTGAATGTCGTCATTGTGGTCACGAAGAGGAGGTTAACGTTCCATTTGGAGCTGACTTTTTTTGGCCTGAGTGAGGAATATATGGAGGGAGTCTATGAGACTTTCTTTACCTTAAAACACTACGGTGGTTGGTCTCTATACGAGTTATATAACCTACCAGTAGGCCTTAGAACTTGGTGGCTTGAGCGTACAATCAAAGAATACGAAAAGGAAGCCAAAGAAGCTGAGAAGGCAAGAAGATGATGTCCACTCCCTTGTGGGCATTATTTTTTTTTAACTAATTACTGTTATTAGTACGAGGACCATATTTTGGCAGAAGAATCAAAAGATGTAAAAGCAGCAAGGCTGCTGGAAGAATCTAACAAAAGAAGAGAGATTGAAAGTGCAATCAGTGAAGCACAGCGAATGGAGCGTGAAATAAACGACATTCTGTCTGAAAGAAACGCTCTGATGGCCGAGTACACAAAGAATGTCAGTAGTG